ACATCAGATGGATAATAAAATGACCCATCGCGTAGTTATATTATTAATCGTGTTTTGATATTTATATTATTTATGGTTTAAAAAACATATATTACTCTCATTTGATTTCCTTAACGCACTAATATTGATAAAAATTGAAAAATAATACCGTTATTATATTCTACTTTATTTATATTTAATAATTATAAAGATGCAAAATATATTTCGTTCGAACAAAGTATTTATTAATAATGGAAAACCTATCGTAACTAATTTTATAACAAATAATACTTCAGCTCTTTCCAAACAAGAAAATAATGAACATCCAATTATTTGTTTGCTTCTTGATATTTCAGGATCGATGAGGAATTTAAATAAATTACAACATATGTTGCAATTTATTTATAAACTAGCAAATGTTGCTGATGAAAATACGATTTTAACTCTCATTATTTTTAATGATTCTCCATTAACATTAATTCAAGGATCCCCAAAGGATGAATTCATTAAACAATTTAATAATTTACGATCAATCATTAATGCATCAGGACAAACATCTATAATATTATCAATAAAATTTGCTCTTAATGAAATTGGAAAGTTATTAAAATTTCATAATCGTAGCAACGCGATTTTAGTTGAAATGACAGATGGTCAAGGTAATAATTATGAAGATGATATTTTTAATAAATATGAAAATTCAAATGATAGTATTTTATGTCATAATTTGGATGAGTCGTTTAAATATTTTAATGAATGTTTTCCTAACAAAATTTTAGATTGTGTTTTTATTGAACCAACAACTTTAGATGATACGGCTCCAGTCGAAGAATATGCAAAACGTGGTAGATTATATCAACGAGTCCCATTAACAGGAAATTATGAAACAGATTTAGCAGAAATTAATCTTATGAACAGTATTATTTCAGATTGTGTTATGATCGCACCTAAATTAAAATCTTGTTCAATTACATGGAAACCATCAGTTTCTCAAATTATTGAAAATAAAATGGAAATTTGGGAGCTAACATCAAATGGTATTAAAATATCTTTACTAAAACCTTTTATTGAAACAGAACTGAATACAAGTTTAAAAACAGGTAAAGCTGTGTTTTGTATTAATAATTTTTATGACAATCCACAATCTATTTTAATACATCTCGAAACAAATTTAAATAAATTTGATCATATCGAATCTATCAATAGTTCCGATATTAAATTTAACCAACCATTTTTATCGACTCCAATTAATGATAAAAAAACATGTTCTGATGTTGTTAGAATTTTAAGTGCTTTAAATATTACATCAAGTATTTCTCATGAAAAATTTTTAGAATGTCTAAACACAACATTGGATAAATATTCTCAAACTAATGACGATATTATTTGTTGTAAAATGTTTAATCGACTTGAATCTGACAACATTGGTTACGAAAATCTTATTGATGGTATTAAAACATCAAATGCTTACAACATTAATCGATCTAGTCCTCCACCTTCTCCGATTATTAGTAAAAAATGTTTGGCACCAACACAAATATTAACACAATTTAATCAAAATATATCATATCCTTCGACAAATCAAATAGCACGACCAATATCACCTCCATTTCTTACTCAAGGTAATAATTCGAGCGTGAGCGAAAATTATGGACTTGTTGGAGCAAACAATACAACCCAACTTGTTAATTCTTTATTATTCCCACATCACATGACAACATTATCGAAAACTATACAATTTAATGATTTAACAACTACGCAACCACCATTATCGCCACCATTATCGACATCAGTAATACCATCATTAACACAACCATTAACGCAACCATTATATACGCCACAAACAAATCAAACACCAAATTAATTACAATAATAATATGTCAAAAACAAAATTTGAAATAAATTAATATCGACAATTTACTTATGCTGATACAACAAAAATATAATGAGATTAGAATTAATTAAATTAATTTTAATGTAATTTTCTAAATAATTCATCTAACGGTCTATTAATATTAATATTTTCCCGAACATTTATGTTAATGATATCTAAAACTTCATTATTTTCTAACGGATCATAATTTTGTTCGGTAACTATAGATTGTTACAATTGATAACATAGAAAAAAATTTGCAATTTTTTTCTATGTTGTCCATTGAACAATCATAGTAACCCAGCTATGTTTTTTGTTATAATTTGTTATAAAAATATGATGAAAATACGTCGAAAATGCATTTTCGACGTATTTTCATCATATTTTTATAACAAATTATAACAAAAAACACATGCGGCTATATATTTTGTTCTAACATATACAATTGGTATATTTGGTAAAAATTGATTTAGCCAATCTTTCCATCGCTTGATACCAAAATTATTATCAAACATAATAATCGCACAATCAGCACCAATCAAATATTTTTCACTATTTCCAGCACGAAATGTAGGTCCGCCTGCAATTTCAAAACAATTAAAACCAACATTATCATTATTTATATTAATTGGATAAACTTCCAAACCTATAGTTTCAATATGATTTTCAATAAAATTTCCATCAGTAAGTTTTGTTAAAAATGTTGTTTTTCCAACACCAGAATCACCAACAATAATACATTTATGCATTTCCATATTTATTTTAATATTATTTGTCTTAATATTTTATTGTCTAAATCAAGTTAAAAAATATTCAATTTTTGATTTATCCATTTGACACACAAAAAATTTAATAATATTTATTTACAAAAATACAAATAATTTTTATGGCAGTTTTAAGACATTAAACTATTTGATTTTATTCGATATTCAATTTATAACAACTTATAACAAAAAACACATATGTTGAATGGTTAAACAAAAATTATTATAATGAAATGGTTTCAAATTTTGATTTTTGATATTAATTTAATTAATTAAATTAATATCAAATAATTCAAATTTTTTATATAGTTCCAAATACATTTTATCAATATTATATTTATTAGTTCTGTACATTAAATATTTTAAACGATCTTCTTCTGTCTTTACAGGAATATTAAAATATTGTTTTTCTTCTGCTTCGACTTCTTCATCATCTCTATCAATTTCATGATTATATGATTTTCCTTCACTTTTTAATTTGCATTGTTCATGAATATATTTAAGTCCTGATGCATTTTCATTTATATCATAATAATAATCATATGGATCAGAATCATTTAAATCAATATTCTTAATTTTTTTATTATCAAGCATAATATAAGTATATCTTCCACTAATTGCATAAGGATATGGGACATCATTATTGCCAATTGGTGATATGTAATCTAAAATTTCATCATCAGTATCAAATTCATATATTTTATCACCAATATACATATAATGATTTTGTTCTATTTTTAATAAAATAGAATTTCCGTTTTCTTTTTTATACTTGTCATATTTATTATGTGTTTGAACAAATTTAATTGTATTTAATGTTTCATTATATTCAAAATATCCTTGACGTTGTCTAATATCTTTACCAATAAAAATTTTTTCAAATTTGATTGTTTGAAATGGTATATATATTGAATTTAAATATTTATAAATTATACAATTATTTAAATGAACTTGAACTTTGAATGATATGTTAAAATTATTATGAATTTTATATGTTTTCATTTGTTTGATATAAAATAATTGTTATTTATATTTTTAAATTATTTGTTATTTCTAATTTTATATTTTTTAATGCAATCATCAATTGATCTCCTTTAATAATAATTTTTCCTGTTTCTGTTAGAATTTCAATTTCATTACCATTTTTATGAAGTAAAACATAATCTTCATTATGTGGTACCACCATTTTTTTTTGTTTATATACCATTATTTTTGATATAGGTGAATAATAGTCAGATGCATTTAATTTAATATTTTCTTTGTTCATACAAATAAACATTATATCTTGTGAAACTTTCGTATTTTTGTTAGCGTTAATTTGTGCTATCCATGATAATTTAATAATTTCATCTTTATTCATTTTAATAATAAATGTTGACCATTTTGTAATTCGTTGTGACATAATTATTGTTTTGGTCGAATCTTCTGATTGTGTTATTTTTGGATAACATGTAAATTGTTTTGAACTAATATTTGCTCTTGTTGGAATATATTTTTCTGAACTTGATTCAGTAACTATCGTATCGATATTAGTAATATCTGTTACACTTATTTTATTTAACATATCATAAAAATATTTATCATCTTTATGATCCATTTTAAATTCTGTTATATCAACCATAATATTATACATTGCTGAACACATTTTACATGTTATTTGCCAATCATTATCATTTATTTGGTTTGCTAAATAATCAGTTGCATAAAACTTATCGTAACATTGTTTTAATAAATCATGATATTTATTAACCGATGATTCATTATATTCTTTAGTTAAATATAACAATGGAATAATAAAAAAGAGTCCAAATTTTCCCCGAAGAAATTGTGATTTAGTAAGCGTATATTTAATATTTTCACCATATTTTTCTTTAAAATGTTTCATACTTCTCGAAAACCCAACTATCAAAATTTCTTCAAATAACTTTTCAGTTAATTGATTTCCGCTTAATAAAATTGTTATTTCTCTTTGTGTAACATCTCTACTTAACACACAATCAGCTAAGCCATCAATTAATGATTTACAAATAATATTTGTATCATAAAATTTTTTCATTGTATAAAACATTGACATAATTATTTTAATAAAATGTTTTTCTGTTGTTTCGTTGTATTGTTTTTCCTCTCTACCAATATCAAAAATAGCTTTTCTTAATATTGCCATCAAAACTGAACATGTAATATTTTCATCTGGATATTTACCACTTGGTCCATTATTATAAATATTTTCCATGTCCATTTGATATGAAAACATTGCTTTTGGAGTTTTTGGAATACCAAAAGGTAATATTGCTTGTTTATGGTTAAATTCATTTGCACTCGTTGTTTCAGCTGTATAATCAGTGGGCGTATCACATATTTTATTTATTTCAATCATCGATAAAAATCTCGGGTTAATATTGTTTTTTTTTGTAATACCTTTGATCATAAATCCTTGATTTTCAAAATTTGTTTCGTTAATATATTCTTTACACCAGTCGGCATGTGAAACAGTCCAATTACTTGTTTGTTGATGATTATTTTTAGCTATTGCGAACATGATTTAAATATAATTGTTTTTTATATATTTATAACTTTAATTAAACAAATTTTCAATTTTTTATATTTCATAATAATATAAAAAAATGTTATATTATAACTGCATTTGTATCAACAGCAAACTTAATAAATAAAAAATTATGATGATTTTTATGAGATTTTATTTTTCAATATAAATAAACATGTATAGCAAATTAAACAATAATATATAAAATATTGAAAAAAATATAAATAATATTATATATTTATTATTTATTATACCCTAAATTATTATATGATTTCGTCAAACCAAGTTAAATCACATAATAAACATAGTGTAATTATTTTTGACTGGGACGATACATTATGTTGTACTAGTTATTTGTCTTCATCCAATATACATTATGGAACCAAAGAAATACCAAATAATATTCAAAAAGAACTTTTAAGATTAGATTTAAAAATTAAAGAAATAATAACATACCTAATTAAACAACATAGTGTGATCAAAATTATCACAAATTCACAAATCGAATGGTTTGTTTACAGCGCAAAATATTATTTGCCTTCTGTTTATTATTTTTATGAACATAAAGATATTGATGTAATTTCTGCAAGAACAAATTTCGCAAATTTATATCCTAATGAACCTGATAAATGGAAAAAATATGCGTTCAGTTCAATGTCAATCGGTAATAATAATATAAATTTTATTTCATTTGGTGATAATGAAACCGAACGAAATGCAGCTCATAATTTAGAACAAATATTTAAGGACTCTTTAGTTAAATCAATTAAATTTATCGATAACCCAACATGTGAACAATTATATCGCCAACTTGAAATGATTCAAAATAATATAAATTTTATTATTCATCATAACGGTAATTTAGATTTGATGTTAACTATATCTATTATGTCTAATCCTACCAGCAAAACAAAACAAAACGTCGAAACTAAAGCTAATACCGAAACCAAAAATGAAAATAAAACTGAAACTAATACAGAAATTAAAACTAATGCCGAAATAAACAATAAAGCATAATCAAAAAACACATATACATATTCCTTTTGCATATTGCACACAAATTTTATTTATAAAAAATTACATGGATATTGTATATGATGTTTAGCTAATGTGGATCATAAAACATAAAAAATTGAATAATATTATACATAAAATACTTAACATATTATACAACTAAAATATTAATAATGAACACAAATAGTAAATTTTTTGAATTTACATTAACATTAAGTGACAAGTTTATCAATTTAATTGAGACATTAAGTAATATAACTGAATTTTTATATTTTGAAGTATCATCCGATAATGTTTTTGTTGATTGTCTTGAAAATAATATATGTATCCGTGTTAAAATAAATAATACTAAATTATCATCTTTATCATGTCCAGAACCTATTTCATTTTGTATCCGATCTGTAAAATTAATTAATATTGTAAAATTTTATGAAAATATTTCAACTACACTTATTTTTGTTGATAATGATCAATATATAAATATTGAAGCAAAATCGTATGATTTTGATGTTACATATCAAATCCAAAAAGAAAATAATGAAATACAAAAAATGATATTTGAAGATATTTTATCAATATCAACAATTGATCCATGTGTTTCAATTACATCAGAAAATAATTCAAAAATAATCGAGATATTATTAAATAAATTAAATCATCTGTACAATAAACAGTTAGACGATATTTGTGTGACATGTTCAAACGGTTTTATTAGTTTCGCAAAAACTATCGGAACATCAAAAATAATATATAAACCAAATAATATAACGATTTCAAATCAACTCAATAAAATTATTATAAAAAATTTTAATTTTTATAATCTAAACAAGTTTGATAATTTTAACAAAAATACTGACTTGTCAATTACATTTACAGAAAAAGGTTTTACATTTAAATATGATAGCGAACAATTTGGTGAATTAACAGTTGTCTTATTTCCTATCGAAAAAAATGAATTTGATTTTTAATTTGAGACTGTTATGTTATTTTATATTATAAAAATATAGTTTGTTGATTCGTGAATCAACAAACTATATTTATAAAAAATTGATAATTATTTTAATAGATATAAAGATCATATGATTATTATCTAACAATAAATATATAATGGATAAATTTATTTGTAAACATTGTAATTATTCATTAACAATTAAAAAAATAACCGATACAAAAGTATCAAAAATTTCAACTCCTCAAGAATTAATAGCTGCTTCAAAAATTGAGGAACAACAAGAATACGATATTAGTTTGGAAAAAACTGATCTTGATAATTTTTTAAATAAAAAAAATATTAAGGAAGCTGAAAAAAAAAGAATAACCGAGTTTTATACCGAAAAAATAGAAAAAAAACATGTGACAAGTAAATATATACTTAAATGTTCAACATGTGGTTCTGAATATCCTCTTAATCCAGAAACCACAATTTATTCTTTAAATTTTGGAAAGCAACAAGTATTATTTAATGATGATATTATTGATCTTAAATTATATGATCCGACTTTACCTAGAACTAAAGATTATATATGTCCAAATCAAGAGTGCGAAACAAATACAAAAGGTTTTGATACATCAAAAAAAGAATGTGTGTTTTATAGAGCAAAAGGTTCATATCATTTAAAATATGCATGTTTGAATTGTAAAACATGTTGGACTGTTTAAACTGTAAAACTGGATGAGCTTTTTAATTTTTTAATTTAATAACGATATATAATATTAGACAATATAATATTATGTTACCAATAAAGAAAAAATTGATATTTTAATTTTAACGATATAAATAGATAATATATTTAATATTTAATCTATTAGTATTAATAATAATGGAACCCGAAATTCAAACTACTTTAAGTAAAATATTTATGAATACTCCTATCAGAACTTCATCTGGTAAAAAAAAAATAATACCAAATACAGCTCAAAATGTTTATTTAAATGAAATTTCGAAAACATCAAAAGCAAAAACATCACAACAAAAACTTGAAAAACATATTAGTGCTAGTAATACAAATGGTAAACAATTAGGTGGTAAATCAAAAATAATTAATCAACAAACTGAGACACCTAAAAAAAACACAACAAACGACGAAAATACTGAAGATATTGAAAATTCAGAAAATTTATCTGATATCGAAAAATCCGATTCCGATTCTGATTCAGAATCAAAAAAAGATGAACAAGAAAAAAATGATATCGACCCAAATGAAGAACCAGAAGATGAATATGAAAAAGAAGAATCAATTGATAATGATAATGAAAATGAAATTTTAGCAACAGAAGAACATGAAGAAGAAAAAGAAAAGGAAGATAAAGAAGATAAAGAAGATAAAGAAGATAAAGAAGATAAAGATAAAGAAACACCAGTCGAATATAATGAAGATGGATCAAATGAAAAAGATACAGAAATAAATGAAGAAAATGAAAATAAAGGTATTGAAGAATGTTTGTACCAATACGATGAATTAGTTGAAAATAATGAAACAGAACAACCAAAAGAAATGACAAAAGAAGATAGAATTACTGACAGACAAATGACTGATTATGAAAAAATTAGAATATTAGGTTCGAGATCAAAACAAATATTAACAGGTGGTAAAGAAATGGTTGTACACGAAAATAATCTTACATCAGTCGAATTAGCATTATTAGAACTTAAACATAAAACGACCCCTTTAATAATTAGAAGAACATTACCTGATAATACTTTTGAAGATTGGAAAGTTAGAGAATTAAATGTAGATGACGATGATTCGAACATATTAATTGATAAATTACATTTATCATTTGACGGTCTTAAAAATCAATATGTTATCATTTAATTTATATGTTTATGAATGCTAAATTTATTATGTCTTTTATTTTATTATTTAAATTTATATCATTTATATCGTTTATATCATCATTATCAATTAAATATTTAAATTGATAATGATCCAATTCTGTTTCTGATTTATGAGATTTAATTTGTTTTATTATTTCTGGATCGTTATTTGATTCTTTTAAAATTCTTTGTAATGATCTGTTTGGTGCGTCAATTCTTATAATAATCCCATTATTTGATTCTATATATTTATATTCGTTAATAAATCTGACATCAGAAATTATAAATACTGGTAAATAATTATGGTCAAATTTTTTTAATCGCTCTAATTGAATACTTATTAGTGTATCAATAGATCTGATCCAAATATCTTCATGATAAACATTCCTACCATTTTCTGTACCATATTTTTGTAACAATGATCTTGTACTTTGTGATTTTTCAATAAAAAATTCATGAAATCCATCATTCGAAGATAAATTATTATATGGAATCCTCGATAAACATTCTATTTTTACTGTATCACCAAATGAAAAATAATAAGGCAAAATAATTTTGTCTTTTGTTTTTTCGTTTCGTCTGAATCCATCGATCAAACATGGTACAAATATGTGTTCTGCGATATAATTTTTTCCAGAACCAATATGACCAGAAAATCCTATTATAAGTTTTTTAAACATAATATTAATATGTGTTAATAATTTAATATTAGTTTATGTAATAAATATAAACATCAATTTTTTATAATTATTATCAAAATGTCAAATTTTTTATTTTTTTCAAATAATCCACATGATAACATATTGCCAAATGACATTAAGAGGTTAATATATGAACAATGCAATATTGATATTATATTTAAATTCCATGATTATTTAATGATCAAAGATAAATTATTAGATTTATTATATAACGAAAAAGAAAATGAAATTATTCAAAATATTAAAAATCATATAATTGATTTTCGTCAATTATCTGAACAAACTGAAAATATATGTTTGGCTGCTGTTTTTGATAATGCATCAATGTTTAAATATGTTAAGTATCAAACTCAAAATATCTGTTTGGTTGCCGTTAAAAAAATGCCTTTATTACTAAAATATATTAATAATGAAAATCAAACAAAAGAAATATGTTTAGAAGCTATTAATGGTGATCCATTATCATTACAATATATTAAAAACCAATCAGAATCACTTTGTTTGAAAGCTGTTAGTCTTAATGAGCATGTTCTTCCTTTAGTTAAAAATCAAACTGATATTATTTGTTTACAAGCTATTATACAAAATCCTTTTTGTATAAAATATGTTAAAAATCAAACTGAATCGCTTTGTCTAAAAGCTGTTCAACTTAATGGATTGTGTATTCAATTCATTAAAAATAAAACAAAACGTATTTGTTTTGAAGCTATTAAACAAAATAATCAAGCAATTCATCATATTAAAAACCAATCTAATATGTGTCCTAAATTTGTTAGGCAATCCATATATTCATATTAATTTTTTAATTCTTAATATTTGATCTGTATTCAATTCCATCTATTGGTTTTGTCTCTTCATATTTTGATAATTGATATAAAAATGCTGGGTCTGATGTTAATCTTGACACATCATCATAAGGCGCTGATGCTGAATAATTATTAGGTGTACCTATTGGAGCATCATTAAAACTTGCGTATGTATCAACTTTTTTATTATCAAATGCTGGGACAAAAAATTTGTTAATAAATTCTGGTCCTTCTGATATCATGTTTTGTGATAATGGGATTGGCATAATTTTATCTTCTTTTTTTTGTTCAAATTTTTCAACGCGTTCATGAATTTGATGTTCTTGATGGTCATAACGTTTATGCGAAAATTTTTCTTTTATTTGTTTCGATGATTCTTTTATTGGTTTGGTTGAAATTGATGGCTCTGTTGATGGTTTAGATTTTATACGTTGTGACTGTTGTTCCGTTTCTGTTGGTTTTGGTAAATTATTATGTGGTAATAACAATTGTGATTTTGCATGATAAGGTGTTACTGAAGATTTTTTATTAACTAAATCTGACATCACACAATTAGATTCGGCATCTAATTGTGTTACAACTTCTTTACCAACATCGTCATAACAAAGCCATTTATTATTAATAGTGTCTCTATCTGTTTTTCCTTGTTTTTTGCAACGTAAATTGTTCATATTTTTAAGTTGTTTTAACAATAATTTATTTTTTTCACAATTAATTTTAATAGCTTCAGGATATTTTTTCATTTCTTCAGCAGTAAAATCTTCTCTTTTTTTATTAAAGAAAATAAAATAAATAAAAATAACAACAATTATCAAAATTAAAATATTTTTTGGAGTAATAAAGTTTTTTAAGGTAGTTAAATTAATATCGATCATTTGATACTATATATTAATAATCGTATATTTTTTTCTTTCGATTATGGTAAATTAAATGAAATTAAAATAGATATATGATCTGACGGTTCATTTATATCTGGGATTATATTTTTAACATCCGAGTACATAATATTTGTACATTCTAAATTTTTAGTATAAAATGCATAATCAATACATCCCGCAAATTCAATATTTTTAATATACGAATGGTTTGTTATTGGATAATAATGCAAAAAATTTTTCCAAACACATTTAAGATTTTCTGAAAAATATTTATATGACAAAGTATTTGGTAACATATTAAAATCTCCAATTAATATCCATTCAGTATTTTCCATAAATTTTTTTACTTTTTTATATAAAACTTTTGAATGTATCAAACTTATTTTCGGTATCAATGGTTCGCATGGCATATGATACGTAATCACACCAAATCTAAATTTATCTGTCATATTTTCAAACATAGCTAAAATTGCTTTATTCGATTTCAATGCTGCTTTTTGTGACATCTCATCTTCAATTAAAATTTTGCTCCCAACATTTAATATATCATATTTTATAATATTTAAATAAGATGGATAAGCTATTAATACACCCATATTTCCATTTAATATTTTCCCATATTGTGCATTAATAAATTTATAATTTAGTTGTTCGAATAAAAATGAAAATTTATGTAACCAATCTTCTGATACTTCTTGTAAACAAATAATTAAGTTTGGCAAATTTCTGTTTATTATATTTGATATTTGATTTGATATTTTTATCCATCTACAATTATCATCCATAATATCATGAGGATATATTTGGATTTCATTTTTATTTTCGGATTCCATTAAAGTTGCAAGTGATGATGATAAAATATTGTATGTTAAAATTGTTATGTTGTTCATAAATAATGATTATGATATTGTTATAATTATTATTATGATGTTTACTTTAAAAATAATATTCAATTTTTTGTTATAATTTTTAATGAATATTATTGTTTCATTCAGATTTTTCTTTATACACTTTCCAATATAAATTTGTTGCATTTGCATATTCATAGTCAACAAATGGTTCAAAAAATCTATTTAATTCTGATTTAATTTCAAATTCATTAAATATATTATCATATTCTTTTTTTGACTTGTAATTATTTATAAATTTATCTAAATAATCAGTCAAATGTTTATTTGTTATTTCCTCGTTTTGTGTCATCATTAAATGATATAAATGATGTTCCCAGTCAATTGATTTTTTAATATAATTATCAGTCAAATCATGTTCCTTAATAATTATTAAACCGTTTGGTTTTAATATTTTTTTAACATTAATTATTAAATTTTTAAGAGTATTATTATCCATATGATGTAACGTCACCATTATAAGTATAACATCAATCGATTTGGGTGTTATATTGATAATTGAATTGTTCCAAAAAATATAATTAATATCATATTTAAAATTATATTTTTCATGCCAAGATGGTTGTTCTATACAAAACATATTTTGTTTAGGTATTTCAAATAAATCACTGATATTATTTAAAATATTACCATCACCTCCACCAATATCAACTATCTTTATTTTATTATCCATTCCGTTTTCTTTGAAAATATTAATTAATTTTTGTGATACCCAAATGTGATTTTTGTTATCTATTTTTGTTGTTTTATTAATATTATTACTTTGTAAAAGATCATTAATTTTAATCATTGATGATATTATATCTTCTTTTGTATTTTTGGTATGAATAATAATTTTGTGAATATGTTTGAATAAAATAGATATTTTTTTTGAATGAGTATTTTGTTTAAATATTTTATTTATTAATAATTTTATTCTTGTAAAATATGTAGGTAGTTTTATTTTTATTTCATTATTTGTCAATTCATTCTTAATAATTTTTTGCTCATTTAATACACAATTAATATTAACATTCATTATTTGATTGTTTATTTCTTTATTAATATTATTTGCTCTATTACTAATATTATTTGGTGTTTTTTTTACTATATCAGCATATGATATTTTATTTTTCTCCATTTTAATATATGATATATTAATAATTTGTTTATAATGACTAAATAATTTCAATATTTTTGATTAAATGTATATTCACAAAAATTATATCATTTTAAATGTCTTTTTTTTAATCCTTGAGTTATCGGTTGTCTTGCTGATTGTCTAATTGGTGTGTGTGGAATAATTCGTTTTGGTAACTGAATTTGTTGTTTCACATTTTGTGGTTTTATATTTTGTGGTTTTATTTGTTGTCTATTTTGTGGTTTTATTTGTTGTCTATTTTGTGGTTTTTTATTTGTTTTTGTTTGTTGCAATCGCTGATTGTGATATGACGGTTTTTGTTTATGATGTCTGTGTTTATGATATTTATGTTTATCATAATAAACATATCTAATACCATCCCAATAATATGGAATGCTATTATAATAAACAAGTTCTGGATCAATCATTGGATATTCCATTGGATATATTGTCGTATCTGTTATTGTATCGGTAATTCGTGGATATATAATATTCGTCGGATATGTTTGTGAATTTATTAATTGATCTAATGGTTGATCTAATGGTTGATCTAATGGTTGATCTAATGGTTGATCTAATGGTTGATCTAATGATGATAATTGTGATGATTGTTTTAGTTGTGGTGATTGTTCAAAAGTTGATTCAAGTTCTGAAGTAATTTTTTCTAAATTTGGGTTAATTTGATAATCGAATTGAAAATGTTCTTTAATGCTATAAATAATAAAAATAATAGTAAAAACAATAAAAATTAGTAGACAAATATTAAATGTACGCATCGTAATATACATTTATTGAAGAAATATTTTTTATTTGATTATTTAAATCATCATCTTATCATAATATTCGGCACCATGTTTTTGTTATAATTTGTTATAAACACGTATACGTGTTTATAACAAATTATAACAAAAACATAGTGGCGGACGTAAAAAATTGTTATATATTATTATAACAATTTTTTAGACCATCTGATACGATAATTCCAACCTCTCCATAATCTAGCAGGTAAATTAAACCATCTATGTCTATAATAATATGGATACATTGGATTAATATAAGGAATAAATTGTTCGTTTGTTGTTATAAAAATAAATAATAAAGTAATTATTGTAAATGTTATTGTTATAATATTTATCGGTCTCATCTATATATATAAAAATTGAATTTTAAAATATTTGATATAAACAATAATTAATTAGTACTATTATCAAATAACAAATGTCTAAACAACCATCTTCTGGACTACATGAATCTGAGTCAAATCAAGATCATATTACAACAATTCGTTTTAGTTTACCAACTAATATTGCTGATGTCCAACGATTGCGTTTAATTGGTCGTGATATTTTATTGTATGTTCCTGAAAATAAAGTTGATTCGGTTACTAAATCAATGATCGATCATGGTTTTAATACAGTTGAACGTATATATAAACTTCATATTAGCGCTGCATCGAAAGCAGATTTCGATTCTGTATTTGGTGAAATAGAATATGAAGATCGTTCTTCTGGAGGTCGTTTTATTGCAACTATTATTGCAGATACAGAAGAAGATTATAATAAATATTTAGCGTTCGGACAAGGAGAAAATCCTAAATGTCGTGTTAAAGCTTTTCGTGCGCGTTTTGCAAACATACAACATGAAGAACCAAAAAAAGAAATTAAACAACATATTAATCAATCACAAAATAAAACAGAAAATTGGCAAGTTGCTAAAAAAAAATCATATGTCGTTAAAAAAGAACGCAAGTCGAAAAAATAAATTAATTTATCATTTTAATTTTATTGATCATTACGTCAACAAAATTAATATATTACACGTGTTTTTGTAATAACAAATAAAAAATTGAAAATTATATGTTATAAATTATATAAAGCATAAATACAGAATATAATTTTATTACAAACTAATTATGTCTAATATCCAACAAATAAATGAACAAAAAAATGATATTAATCGTATTCTTGGTGAAAATGGATCAGCAATGTTTGAAACAACTGGAAATGCTATTTTAGACGTTCATTCATCTTCAACACGAATTGATGAATCAAAAACTAAAATTACTCTACCAGTTTCGATATACGAAAGCACAATCGAAGAATTAACGCGATTCAAGGAAAAGATCAAAGCTTGTTTTAATAAACAAGATAATGAAGGTATGAAAATGGCGATCGCTGAAGGTTTTTATCTTCGTGACGTTAAAGAAAAAGGTGAGCGTACTCTTTTTGATATTTTTTTCATTTGTCTTTGGAATGAAGATGTTAATCTCGCAAAACGACTTATTAAGTTTATTGTTGGTACTGAAGATACTGAATATTTTGGAAGTTGGAAAGATCTTCATCAAATTCTTGTGTTGGCAAAAAAAGATAAAGATTTAACGATTTCTCAGTATCGAGATATGTACAATACTTTTATTAGATTCGAGGGTATTCAACTTGCAAAAGATTGGTCTAAATTTATTGAATGGCAAGAGGATGAAAATAAAAATATCCGCGCAAATTCACTTTCACTTTGTGCTAAATGGCTTGTTTCGGCTGGTAAATCTTTTGATGAAAAACTTACATTCGATGGTAAGTCTTATATTGGTAATTTTTGTCGTATTAATGCTGATTTAATTATCGACATGAATAATCGCGCTAAAAATCTTAATAATGGGGATGAAGAATGGAAAAATAGTTGGAAAGTTATAACAACTAATAATTATATTGGGCTTCAACGTGTTCTTCGTAAAGTTAAATCCAATCTTAACACTTTTTTGCTTACTCCCGAACAGATGATGTGCAAAAATAAATGGTCAGAAATTAAATCTTCTTCAATTTCAGCACGTAATATGACTAAACATCGACGTGCTTTTAATAACGAAAAACCTGAAAAACAACGAAAAACATCATCTTTTAATACATTTATGTTTCCTTATGGTGATCGATTTGTAATCGAAACCGCAAGTAATGAACTTAAAAAAGCAATTGACGATATTTATAAAAGTGTTTTAACCCCTGATTTTGACAACAATGTTAAAATTTTTAAACATAATTTTAATAAAGAAATTTCATCATCATCTGATCTCGAAAAAGCTATTGATCGTATTCTTTGTCGATTTAATATAACAGCGTCTTTAGTTGGGTCAAAAAAAAGTATTCATGGTGCACGTTCTGATCTTAATGATCTTGTTAAAATGGCGATGTGTACAAACGAAGAAGGTGAATTTGATCCTGCTAAAATTAATGAGTGGGTGGGAATTCATCAAGAACGTGCGCTTTTACATCAACAAGTTCAAGATAAAATAAAAGAAATTTCAGAAGCAATCGATAAAATCCAAGCAGAATTTAAGAAAAAACCAACCGATCCAAATCAAATTAGAATTAATCTTAAAAATGTTATTGGTATGTATGATGTTTCAGGATCAATGACAATTGGCTGTAAAAGTGTGCGTCCAATTGATGTTTGTATTGGGATGGCATATTGTATTAGTCAATTAACGCGTGATCATAATATTGAACATAATCCGATTGGTATTACTTTTAGTGATAATCCAAATATATTTGAAATTCCTTCGAATATTGATTTTGTTAGTGCTTGTCATTTAATTCGTGGTCAAAATTGGGGAGGATCAACTAATTTTGAAGCAGCATTTCAATTGATTTTAAATAAAGCTGTCGCCGAACATTGGAAACAAGAAGACATGCCGGAAGCTTTAATGGTATTTTCTGATATGCAATTTGATCGTGCAAGTGTATATTCTGATTCTTTTGAAACTATGTATGAAATAATGAAACATGAATTTGAAGCAAAAGGATATAACATTCCTCTAATTGTGTTTTGGAATTTAAACGGACGTTACGAAGGTCAAAATGTTAATAAAGATTGTAAAGGAGTTATAACAATTTCTGGTTATGATCCTGCTATTTTTAAAACGATAATAGAATGTGGTACACTTGTGACCAAAGATGTAACTGGAAATATGATTAAACTTACGCCTATCGAAGTTATGATTAAATCTCTTACACGAAAACGTTTCCAACCAATTCTAAATGAGATTGACAATTATTATGTACTTAAAAATAACCAATTCGTTACAACAACTACAACTATAACTACGACTACGACTACAACTATGACTACAACTATGACTATGACTACGACTATAACTACAACTACAACGAATACTATTACGGAAGAAAAACCAGTAATCGTAATGACATCTGAAAAAAATACTAATATTTTGTGAATATATTAGTCGAAAACGTTATTTTATTATTAATTTTTAATATAATTTTATTATATCAAAAAATTGATAATTTAACTTAAACAGTATTATAACTAAAATATTAATAAATTAATAAATAGAAGATTATGGATCAAGTATATAAAATTAAAGAAATTAATGATATTAATAACGAATTTATTAAATATGTTATTTTCGAATGGAAGATTAAAAATATTGTTACTTACATGGACGAAATTAAATATGTTAGTGACGATCTAATTACGTTTAAAGTCGAAATTAATAAACGATGTTATTTTTTTGCTGTCAAATATTTAAATAATATTTGGGTAATTGAATTTAATAATAATATTAAACAAAATTGTCGAACACATATCAAAATTTTAAATATGATCGAAATAATTAATAAAAAATATAATGAAAACATTATGCCGAATGAAAAACATAAACATCTTATTCGCTTTTTTGATATTATCGAAAAAATAATCGACGAATTTAAATTCGATGATGTAACTAGCGAAGAAGATAGTGATAATTATACTCAAATTATTTCACAACATAATAATCATCAATCTAATATTAAAAACATCGACAATATCGACAATAGCGATTCTGAATCTGATGAAAATAATAATCATCATAGTCATGATAGTCATGATAGTCATAATAGTCATCATAATCATCATAGACATCATAGACATCATAGACATCATAGACATAATAGTAGTCATAGTAATGATAGTCATCAAAAAACGGACAGTGATGATAGTTCTGATTCGTTAAGTATTGAAAATATTAAATTTAATTCAGATGATGATCCATTTGTTGATGATAATCAAAATTCTAGTAAAGAACTTATTGATTTGGATAAATTTGAAACAGAAATACCAAACAAATTAACTGAACAAAATATGGATGCTATGATGGAATCAATTAATATGTACAATAATGTTAATCCGTTTCATGATAATGAAGATGATGAAATAATTGAAAAAGAAAATAAACAAAATAATAACAAAATAATAAACAAATCAAATGAATCTAATGAAACTAACGAAATTCAAAGTGATCCAGAAGATGATTTTGAAAATTTTGCAGAAAAAATATCAGATGGTACTTTTAAGACAACAAATATTGATTATTCGTTGTTAAAAATAAATGCGATTAATACTATTAACAAATTAAAAGTAAATGAACACCAATACAAATTATTTAATCCAGAAACAGCAATTTCTCTTATTATTAACGAGTTAAAATCAATAAGTAGATCTGATGGAATAACGTTGGATATGAATGAAACTAATATTTATGATTTTAAAATAATGTATAAATCAAATATATTCGCAAAAGATATTATATTACGGATAATTTTAAATCCAATGGAATATCCAAATTCACCTCCAATTATTAATATAATCAAGCCTATATTTGATATAAATTTAAATTATAATATAAACGTCATGGATTGTCTCAAATTAAAAAATTGGAATCCTATTAATCAATTACCTTTTATTATTACTGAAACAATCAAATTAATCGAAAAATATGGTAAAATAAATATTAATAAAAATTCTTATTCAGAATTAAATAATAATTTAATCCAATTATCAATCATAAGCGGATTTGTTACTGGATTTACTGATATACCTGATTTCCAAATCGTTTATAACAAACACATGTCTGACATGACCAATACAAATACAGAAAATATATGGAAGTCGGGAACTGGATATGGATCTAATGAATCAAAAAAATGGGATATCAAAAAATATCTTGAATCAAATAAATGTAAATTAAATAATCTTAATGTCATCGTGTCAAATATTATTAAAAATATAAATGATGCAATTGCGAACTCTGAAATTAATCCTTATTTATTAGATGATATTCAAAATAGTTGTTTGGTTGAATTTGTAGTTTTAAATTTAACTGATAATCTTGACATATCTTACGTCGATACTAATGAGATGTTTATTAATAATATAATTAATCTTTGTGAAATTATATTTAATTTTAATTCCACATTATTTAAAAAATATTATGACAAATTCAAAGAAACATATAATAGCATTAATATTATTAATAAATTCGCACCAACAAATATTTTATTAAATAAACTAAAAGATACCATTACTAAAATATATATTTGGTTAGAATCAAATCATAAAATTGAATCAGAAATTAAAATTTCAAATATTAATGAACAACGAGAACTTGTTGGAGCTAGTAACACGAATATAATTCAAGAATATACAACAATTATGAGACCATTACAATATGGATCTTGCAATAAAATGGATAATGTTTGTAAGTCAGGTAAGAAAATTATAAATGTACTACACTTGATTAGAGAATTAAATACTCTATCTAAATCATTGCCCCTAAACTATGAATCAAGTATATTCGTAAAAATTGATGAAGATAACTTACAAAATATTCATGCTTTGGTTATTCCAAGTCATGGTACTCCATATTCATGTGGTTGTTTTCTTTTTCACATATATATTCCGGAAACATATCCCAAAGTCCCTCCTATTGTTAAACTTATTACTACTGGTCATGGTACTGTTCGTTTTAATCCTAACTTATATGTTGATGGCAAAGTATGTTTATCATTATTAGGGACATGGCATGGACAAGCATCTGAATCATGGAATGAATCATCAACAATATTACAATTACTAATATCAATTCAATCGTTAATATTTATTGATGAACCATATTTTAATGAGCCTGGGTATGAACATAATATTAATACTGAATTAGGTAAAAAAAATTCTGAAAATTATAATCGACAAATTACTTATAATACTGTTTGTTGGGCTATGATAGATATGCTTCAATCGCCCCCAAAAGAGTTTGAAGATATTATCAAAATTCATTTTAGATTGAAAAAAGCACACATTATGAAAGAAGTACATGGATGGTTAGAAAAATCTACATCTAAATCTAACTCATTATTCAATAAAAAATATGATGAATTATGTGAACTACTAAATAAATTATAAAATAATATCATGTCATTGTTTCATTTTTTTATATAATAAAAAAATGAAATTATTAATTTTAGCTAAATTAAATATTCAATGACACATATTCTATCAAATATACGATGTCAAATAAAATTCAACAATATTATTATAGACCATTTTCAGATAATGTTGCTGACTTATTAATAAATTTGGAATATAATAAAAATTTAATGAAAACAATGTTAGTTGACATTAATATTTTTAAATTACCTAAATGTTTAAAAGAAGAGTTAACGAAATATAATCTGAAAATAATCAACGAATGGAATAAAAAATTAGATTTATCATAATGGTTTTAATTTATCATCAGCAAATTTATAAAATTTTTCTGTCAGTTCTAATAAATAATTTAATCCTAATACTTTTAAACTATCAATTATTTGATCATAATTATTATTTAAATTAAATTCAATTATCTGAGTATTTGATGAATTAACCATATAATAATTTAAAATAATAACATATGTCACAGTCCTGAATAAGTTTAATAAATTTGTTTTGATGTAATTTATATTAGTTAAATTATTTATTGAATCATACGAACTGACAAAATCATTAAATATTATTTCGAATGTTTTAATTAAACTTATTTTATAATATTTATCTTTTATATTTTCGTTTTCTTTATTTATGTGATAAAAATAATTATTCATTCCATTTATTATAATCAAATCGTCACCAATATTTGTTATTAAACGTTTTTCCATAAAACAAAATCTTGTACAATCTTGCAATAGATAATAATCTTTCGGATTAAATTTTATCATTAAATTTTTGAGGACATTATATAAATCAATTAAATATACTACATCATGTATAGCATATGTTATTAGTTCTTGACTTAAATCATTAATGTCGATATATATATTAAATATTTCTCCCATTCTCTCTTCATTTATGTCAAGGGTTTTTTTTTCTTCTTCTGTTATAATTTTTAAATTTACTAACAAATCATATATTTTACAAATGTTAGGTTTTTTTTGAACAATATTCATATATTCACATAAATATTTTGTATCAATCATCGACATAAAAAAATCAATCGAAGAATTAATATCATGATTATAAAAATCATCGATGATATATGGCACATCCAATGATTCGGATCCATGTAAAATTTTTAAAATATTTAAATTTGACATGATATTATTTTTAAAATAATCATAAGTATTTTGTTCTAAATTTGGAGGATAAATAATATAATACCTTTTTACTATTCTGTTTTTAATATGAATTTCAAATAATATTTGCATTAGGGCAATTTTTTTTGTATTAAACTCAAAATCAATCGCCATATATATTTTGTGTCTTTTTGATAAATTATGTATTTTTTTTAGTGTTTTATAAAATTTTTTCTCTATATTTTTATCTTTTATTATTTTTATTATTGAATTATCAATCATATTTATTATGTCTCAAATTTTTTTCGTAAATAATTATTATATTTAATATGCCAAAATTTAATCAATTTGTAATAATCGGATTTGGTGGTGTAGCAAAAGCATTTTCGATGATTCTATTAAATTCATATAACTCATTTAAAAAATTACCTCTTATTATTTTTGATCAATTAGATATTAATGAAAGTGATACATATAAAAAATTATGTAAAATAATGAAAGTTAAATTTATTCAAATAAAAATTACGAAAGAAAATTATAAACAAATATTTAATAAATATATACCCAAACATTCAATTGTTATTGATTTAGCATATCGAATTGGAACAATGGATATTATAAATCAATGTCGCAAACATGAATGTTTGTATATAAATACATCAATTGATGATTGGCAACCAATAAAAAAAACACTTATTGAATCAAAACAAGAAATTATTAATAATTTAGATCAAAATGATAAACCAATGACTTCTGTTATAAATCACGGAATGAACCCTGGGATAATATCGCATTTAGTTAAATATTTTCTTAAAAAATTAACTAAAATTTCAAAAAATAAAATTGCTGTTGAATATTATAAACAAAAAAAATATAATTATGTTGCTAATGAATTAGGTGTTAATTTAATTCAAATTGTTGAACGAGATAATCAAATAAGTTTCGTTAATTCAAATGAAAAATTTTTTATTAATACTTGGTCTGTTATTGGTTTAATTGATGAAGCAACTTCAAATGTTGAAATTTCATGGGGAACTCATGAAAAAAAATTACCTGCGAAATGTAAAATTACTAATAATGGTCAAATTGTTATGCCTTTATTAGGATACCAACTTAGAACAAAATCATTTGAACCAACAAATGGTTATTTAACTGGTTATTGTATTCCACATGCTGAATGTTATTCAATTGCCGATTATTTACAAATTAAATCAGCAAATAATATTATTTATCGTCCTTCTGTTTATTATTCTTATCTTGTACCTGATTCTGCAAAAATATTATTTCATTTTATTGATTATTGTATTTTCGATAATCATTTACCTGAAAAAAATCATGTATTACGTTCTGATGAAATTATTGATGGTTATGATTCTGTTGGATGTTTATTTTATCTTCGTAACGGTAAACGATATTGGATTGGTTCGGTTTTAAATAATGATTTCGCTATAAAAATATCTCCCGAAATTAATGCTACTTGTATTCAAGTTGCTTCTGGCGTTATATCAGCTATATTATGGATGTTAAAAAATCCTTATATGGGATTATTAGAACCTGAAGAACTTGACACAACATTTATTTTGAGTGTTGCAAAAGAATGGTTAGGTGATTTATATTATAAAGATGTGACTGAATTGTGTGGTCTTAAAAGTGATCAATTTAGTGATTTATTAATTTATCCAAATAATGTTGTTTTTAAGAATTAAAATTATTTATAATCGAACTTATCGCCATTAATTGAATATTACTATTACTGTTTGAAGCTAAATTTACTTCAATTTTTGCTAAATCGATAAAAAAGTCAATTAATTTATACTGTTCTTCTTTATTGATTTTTTTTTGTTTTTTCTCTTGAATATATACTTTTTCATAATGTTGTATAAGCTCTCTTAAGATATCCTGATTAGATAAATTTTTTTCTTGTTCAATTTTATTTAATATTAAATATGTATCTTGTAATGTTTTTCCTTTTGGATTATTAATTATTTGTTCCCTATCTTCATCTGATGGATATCCAATAGTTTTATAAACAATATCCATGGTTATTTCATTTTTATTACTCATATGAAGTGATTGTAACAAATTAATAGATTTTCGCATATCACCTTCCGATAATTCGACTATTTTTTCTTTTGCTTTTTGTTCAATATTTATTCCTTCGTTTCTAATTATCATATTAATTTTTGTTATATGTTCTTCTTTTTTTATTGGTACAAATCTAAATACTTGACATCTCGAACGTAATGCTTGTATTATCTTCGTATAATAATTACATATTAAACAAAATCTTGTTGAATCAGTATATGTTTCAACTACTTGTCTTAATGCAAATTGTGCGTCTGATGTCATTGCATCTGCTTCATCTAAAATTACTAATTTCATTCTTGTGTTTATAATATTTTCTTGTATTCGTCCTTGAGTTCGCGAACAAGGTTCGCTCTCATAACTCGAAAAAGGTTGTGTACAACCTTTTTCTCCTTGTGTTCGCTCGTTAGCACTCGCTCTCATAAGTTCTCGTTGTTCACTTGCGTTCACAACTCGCCCTTGTGTTCCGTTAGTGTTACTCACTCCAACAAGTCCATAATTTTCGCTTATATTTGAATTATCTTCTTGTCCAATAAGCATTGATGATATTCTTGAATCTGTCGCTGAAAAATTTTTAATTTGATCTCTAACAACATTAATACCCCTATCATCTGATCCGTTTAGTTCCAAAATCATTGATCTATAATTTTGACCATATATCATTCTAGCACATGCTAATATAGTTGTTGTCTTACCTGTTCCAGGGGGTCCATAAAAAATCATATGTGGTATAGTTCCAAATGTAATTAAATTTGTTAAAGTATTAATAATTTCTTTATGAGAAATAATATCAGATAATTCATTTGGTCTATATTTTTCTATCCATGGCAGATTGCTCATTTATTTTATTTATTGTATTGAATTGTTTATATTTGTTCACACTTTATATAATTAATTTTCAATAATTTTGTTTTATTAAATATTAAATAAGTATAAATAAAGTTTACTAATATTAAATTTTTAAATCTTCTTTTAGCGATAATAAATGCTCGAATAAATTTTCAGGCTCATTATGTCTTATTACATCATAATAATTTAATACATTATATATTGGTTTACCCGTGATATTATCAATTAAAGCAGTTTCACAAAAACTTGATCCAGCTATGGTCGGATGTGTTTGTATACTTAAACTATATTTTTCATTTAACTTAATATGTATTCCAGTTTTCGTAAATATTGAATCGAGTGAACAATTATATTCATATTTGTTCAAATTATTTTTGTTTAACCAATTAATTATTTTAGTTAACGAATATGAATTTCGGAATAAAATTGACATATTATAAATATTTGATCTAGTTGTTAATATTTTATTTATTATTATTTAGATGATTTATATTTCAATTTTTTATGTTAATAAAATGTCATAATGAAAACGCGAGTTTAGTTTTTATTATAATTCGTTAAGATATATTAATTTCAATATTTTATTTCTGTCTTTATATATTATTTTATATTTTAATATATAATTATATATAAAAGACCTTAACTACATCTATATATAATAAATATAAAAAAATTGAATTATTAATAACATGGCTTAAATCGAATTTAAGTATTGTAAAATAATTTGAAATAATGTCTTTTCTAAAGAAACAAGTAGCAATTAATTATTATAACAATCTAAAAGATAAACGTAACAAATATTTGTTTCAAGAAGATAGAGATAAAGCAGGATCAAAAAGTTTTTATGTTTGTGATGTACAAAAGATATTCGATAAAATAGAAAAAACATGTGAGCCTCATTTTTATGAATTTTGGACCGACGAATCAAAACTTGTTTTTGGTGTTGATATTGATTTTGATATTAAAAAAGATAAAACTCCTCCTAACGAACTTTTATTAAAAATTATTTCTATTGTTAAAAATGGTGCGAAAAGTTATTATGATTATGATTATAAAACAAGTAATATAATTATTCTTGAAAATGATCCAGTTTGTCAAAAAATCGATAATCCGAATAAATATTCTGCACACATTATTTTTCGTGGTTTAGAATTTCAAAATTGTGTTGTTGCTAAAGATTTCTTTTTAAGATTAAATAAAGATTATCAAATTTCTAAATATTATGTTGATAAAAGTATTTATAATATGACATGTCTGCGATTATTTTTGAATTCAAAAATGGGTAAAAATTCAATTTTAATTTCCAAACACTTAATTATTAATAGTGAGTCCACAAAAATATGTAACACGAATTGTTCTAAAAAAGAATTATATGATTTCTTCCTTCAAACCATGCTTACATATACTGTCGGTTCAACTAAATCAGTAACAACAAAAGATTTAAAATATTCACAAGAAAAGTTACTTCCTAAATGCGCTGATTGTGGTAATGATATTTCAAATGTTGATGTCGAATCAATTTTAACAAATTTACCATCTTCATATTATGAAGATTATGATTTGTGGGTAAAAATTGGTATGATTTTACATAATCATAGTACCGAAAGTAGCAATTATTTTGAACTATGGAATAAATGGAGTTCACAAAGCAGTAAATATAAGGAAAAAGAAATGCTCACTAAATGGAATTCGTTCGCTAATAATAATAACAAACTTACTATTGGTTCGTTAATTAAATGGGCTAAAGATGAAGGTGTTGTATCTATTTTTAAAAATACAAAAATGAGTATTGAAGAAATTGTTAACAATTATCCGATTACACCGATTAAATTAACTACCGAAAATTTTGACCCAACTAATATTACTAAACTTGATCAAGCTAAATTTACACCCGCAATATATACTCCTGTCCTTAATAAAAAACTTATCGCCGTTCAATCTGAAAAAGGTACTGGTAAAACTTCAAATCTACTTGAAACATTATTTTCTAATCCAAATAGTCCTATAAATGAAAATACAAGTATCTTATTTATTTCAAGTCGTGTTACTTTCGGATTTAAATTATTAGGCGATCTTAAAGACCATGAATTTGAATTATATTCACAAATTAAAGATCATCAAATTTTATCTAAACGTATTATTTGTCAAATTGATTCAATTTTACGTTTAGAACGTGATAAATATGATATTTTGATTATTGATGAATGTGAATCTTTAGCAAGATATTTAACTTCAACTCATTTTACAAAAAATTCCAAAGCCAGTCTTATTGTTTCAGCTTTAGAAATGAGATTATCCGAAGCTAAACAAATATTTATTATGGATGCTGATTTGTCTGATAGATGTATTAATTATTATATTGGTGCGACTGAATTAAAAAATATGGAAGATTTTCATTTGATTATTAATGAATTTAAACCATATTCTGAATACCAACTAACATACTGCCATTATGCAACTTGGTTAAGAAAAATATTATTGATGTTAGAAAAAGATAAAAAAATTGTTGTTGCAATGGCTTCTAATTCTAAAGCAAAAGATTTAGATAAAAAAATTAAAGAAACATATCCCAACAAAAAAGTTCTGCTCATTCATAAAGAAACTTCTGAAGAAGATAAAAAAAATTTACTACTCAAAGTAAATGAAGAATGGATTAAATATGATGTTGTCATATATACTCCTTCTGTTTGCATGGGAGTTAGTTTTGACATCACATTTCACTTCGATTACATATTTGCATATGGATGTCATGAATCACTTGGGGCACAAGAATGGTGCCAAATGATTCATAGAGTTCGATCTCCAATTAATAAAGAAATATTTATTGCGATTGACAAATATAAATCTTTTGATAAAAATGAAGATACTGTTGATTATAATATGGTTGAAAAAATGCTTTGTTCAGATTATTATTTGACAAATTATGACCTTCATAATAATATCGTTCCGATTAAAATGAAACGTATTACTTCTGTATCAGAGTTAGATAAAGGTATTAATGAAGAAGAGCAGTCAGGAGAAAATGAAATTGAAAAATTAAAAACAATCGAAACAGTTGCATTAAATGATAAAATTTTATATTATCCTTATAAATCTGAACCTATATATGATCTATATGTTAGAAATAGTTGGGAACTAATTGAAAATAAATTAAACTTTCCTGCTTGTTTCTTTGGTTATGCAAAATGTAAAGGTTATAAACTAGAATTTCTTCCATTATCCGAAGAAGATAATGAAATCTTAAAAGAAATGAAACTGATACGTGGTGAAAGAGAAGACGAAGAACTTGACGAAAAAGTAAATGGTATTGTTAATGCTTCTGACATTTCAAAAGAAGATTTTTTGAATAAAATTAAACAAAAAGATGAATATATAACAAAAGAAGATATGTATTCAATTTATAGATATAATCTTAAAAATTGTTATAGAATTGAACAAGAAAGTCAAGAATTTTTTACTAAAGATTTCGTAATCGAATATTTCGATAAAGAAAAGATGAAATGTTATAGAAATTTATCAAATATTTTAGCAAACGAAAATCAAACAACTATTCAAAAGCTTCAAGTTATGAAAAATAATCAACAATATGAAAGTATTATATCTAATTGTTATGTTGATTTTTCATCAAAAAATAAATATACATATCATTATTATCCGATGACAATTATTGAAATTATTGGATTTGATATAAATATTTTAACAAAAACAATCAAATATCCTGACCTAATTATTAAAATAAATGATGCAATTAAATGGTGTGAAGATAAAAAAAATGAAATATCATTTAAATACAACATTAAATCATCAGCATCAAATTTAACTACTTTAAATGAAGTTGATAAATTGAAATATATCAACAGAATACTAGATTCACAATATAATTTAAAAATTAAACGTATAAACAACTCAGTTAATAAAGAAAATATTTTGTATAGACTTGATACGAATAAAATATGGGATAACTTACCAGATAAAATAAAGTATACTGAAACTGAACTTGAGATACTTGAAAATTCATTAAATTTGAAACGTAAAATTATTCCAACAAATTTACAACAAAAAGGAAGTTCTGAAAACAAGAATAATTTTGATACATCAAATCTCGATCCATTTTTAGAAGATGATTAAATTATATTATTTTATTTAAATATATAAATAAAATAATATGATAATTTTTAATCACTACTTACACAACCACCATCTGATCCACCATCTGATCCACCACCCACATCTGCACAACTACTGTCAGAATAATTAATATCACAACTGACATGTGAATTACTTCCATATGATTCGTTACATATTTCTGAACTAACATGTTCATTACTTAAATTATATTCAATATTATGGTCATTTTCGTTGCAATGGTTTGAATGATGTTCATGATTTTCATGATTTTCATGATTTTCATGATTTTCATGATGTTTATGATGTTTATGATGTTCGTAATTTGGACTATTAGTAGGATATATAGGACATGGTTCTTCTATTTGACGTAAACAAATTAAAAAAATATTTAAAAACTCATTTGGATATATTATTTAGTTTATTAAAAAATCATATTAAAATGAAACAAATATTAAATATTATTGACACTTGTAATCCTGCAATGCAAAAAGATTTTGATTTACAAATTTTAATAAATAAATTGGATTCGATATTATAACTTTGTAATTATTAAATTATTATTATTATTAACACCATTTGATAATAGTTTTAGTTGATTTACAAAATTACTATTTGGATTTGCTTTAGGATATTTCGTTTTTAAAAATTTAAATGCTTCTTCATAACTTATTTTATTTTTTTTCATTAAATAAGCTATGACAAATGCTGCGCTTCTTGATATACCTGAATAACAATGCACTAATGTTTTCATATTTATATTTGACTCAATGTTATTAATAGCTATATCAATAAATGGATCTAACTTTTGTTCTAAACTATCATTCACAAACAACTCCAACATATTTAAATTATGTGCGTTTTTAATATATTTATTATTACCTGTCCCAACCGTAATAATTTGATTAATACCTAATTTTTTTAATTCTTGATCATCAATTGTTGAATTAATATTACCGATATATAAATTTTCTAATATTTTCGTAGGTTCTTCATATATCGCAACATATGTATTTTCATATTTTTTTTCAATTGAATTCGATTCCGTTATACAGTTCTCACAAATATAATTTTCATTATATTTGTTGTTTGTTTTTAATCCACAAATAATGCAATCCATTAATATATTTAAATACGTTATTTTGATATGTTATTATTAATACAACATAGTTATAATTTATTTTTCAATTTTTTATTTAAATAATTTCGTAATAACGAAATTATTTAAATAAAAAATTTTATATAATTATAATGAAACAATTAATTAATCAAATAGAATTTGTTGACAAAAAGTTACTACCATTATTTGGAATTCAAAATATTTATGATTATAAAACTGTCATATGTCTACAAGAATTTGATAAGATTGTAAATTTGGTTGAAAATTTAAATAATATTCTTGACCAGTTTAAAGAAGTGTTCCCAATTAAAAATTTTAATTTACATAAAACTAATAATAAAATAATTTCAAATAATCATGCATTTAATTTTCTTAAAAAATGTTTAGAAACTGCTGTAGTTCCTTTTTATGTTTTTAATGATAATAACAATAAATATATGCGTTTGATTTCTCTTAATAAAACATTATACAATTATATATTTGAAAACAAAAAAATGTCGGAAAAACGAAATAATGTCGTAATAAATCAAATCGAAAATAATGTTAAAATAAATGGACCTGATGGATCTGGTGAATTAGAGAATAAAAATCATATTAATATTATTACTGGTGATCAATTAATACAATGTATTAAGAAAGAGCATGAATATAATTTTTCTGTCAAATCCAAATATTTGTTTAAAGACTATAAAATTAAAAAATTTAAAATTGATCCAATAGATTTTGATTTATCAGACAAAGTAATTAAATCATTTCAAATATCTTTGAGATCATTACAAAAAAATAATCATAACATATTAACACAAGAATATATCGATCATATTTTTATGAATTCATATTATGAAATATTAATTGGAGGAAATAAAATATATGATAATGTGTTTACTAATGGAAATGATATTATGCCTAAAAACATGTTATTAATGTTTGAGCTCTTAAAATTTCATGACGTATCTATAAATATATTTAATGATATAGATGATGTTAATAAAATTTTAGATTTAATAATTTTTGATTTCAAAATTATTTATGTTGATTTTTATGAAAAAATTATTAAATCTTTCGTTAACGAAAATAATATGATCGAATTTATGATACAAAAAAATAATTTAATAAATATTTTTCAGATATATATGGGATTAGGAAAATTGTTATTTGCCACTTACGTAACACAACAAGCATATGATGATTATAAATCAAAAAATAAGCTATCTAATTATGTCGATTTCGAACAATTATTAAAGCCAAATATAAATATAAATAAAATTAGTGGTGATCAAATTATGCAAAATATAGAAAAAGAATATGAATATAATTTTTTTATTAAACCAAAAGATTTGTTTAGTAATGATAACATTATTATTAATCCAAAAAATTATGATTTGTTAGATAAAATAATTAAATCATTCAAAATAACATTTAAATCTGTACAAAAAAATAATCATAATATATTAACACAAGAATACATTGATAATTTACTAAAAAATTCATGTTATGAAATATATGTCGGAAGTTCTAAAATATATGACAATATTTTTGCTAATGGCGCTGATATTATTCCTAAAAATATTTTATTAATGAATAATTTACTAAAATACCATGAAGTGATTATAAAAATAATTAATATCGATGGACTCAATGAAATATTAGATTTCTTAATATTTGATTTCAAAATTATTTGTGTTGATTTTAATGAAAATTTTAAATCTACTATTAATGGAAATACACAAATTGAATTTATAATGTACAAAAATGATCTCATAAATATGTTTCGTATGCAAGCAGGAATGGGTGGAATTGCTTTTTCAAATTATATAACACAACAACAGTTTGATGAATTTAAAACAAATAATATATTACCACATTATTTAAATGATGAAATTTTGAAACGTGAATTTGAATATAATATAATTAAAATAGGTGACATTGAAGGATTTAACGTAAATAAACAAAATTCGAATAGTAATTGTCTTGAATTATTATGTCATTCTAATGGTGCAAATTTTGTTAGATTTAAAAATATGCATATACATGATGTCGTTTCATATATCACAATTGATAATAATATTATGATTAATAATTATGATTATCATATTACGCGTTATGCTGATTTATTTACTAATTTAGTATTTGATTTTAAAAAACAAATAGATTTTAATAATTTAAAAATATTTGTTAAAAATAAAAATCAATTTGAATTATTATGTATTAACAATAATAATCAATTAATCGATATTTCAAATAATTTATATAACATGTTGTCAAATCAAAATTATGAAAAAATAATCAAGTTAACATATATTAACAACGACATTAATTTTGATCCATTCGATAAACTAATAATTAATTTCGACTTCATTCACGTAGATTCAAAACCACGAAAAATATTAGCGACAAATGAAATTTTTAAATTAACACCCCAAGAATTTGAAAATTTATATAAATAATTATTATACACAAAAAATTGAAACCACTACGCTATGATAATTATATTATATTTCTTGCTTGAACGAGTTCGAGCAAGAAATATAAAAAATTGAATATTATATTCCATACGTGCCTATTATAAACAACCCATTTAACGACTTATTAAAGATGTCTAATTCAACATCTAATAATGGTGACAATATTAATATTATATCAACAGCGTTAGGATCATTATTAACAACTATTGTTTCTAAACAATATAAATTAGATATGACAATGTATGGAACTATTTTACCAATTATGAATTATTTATCTAAAATAATTCTTACGTCTGATTTAAATATTTTCCATAAAATTAATATTCCATTTAATATTTACACACGTTGTTTCGGTCTTTTCATCGCATGTTTGTTAATATTTATTTTTCGTAATAAGTTACAAAATATATTAGAAAAAATATTAGGACGTGAATATGATCAATTAAAAGTATATGATAATTTATATAATAATAATCTTATACATACATTTTTGCGATATGTTAAAAAATATAATCTCTTTTATGATAAAGTAACAAAATATGAAATTGAAGAATCGAATGGACGTTATAAAGATCATGCGATTTCAGATATTAAAATAAAATTTAATGACAAAAATTTTAACATTACCGGATATTATTTATTTACGACAATTATAGAAGAAACTCGTACAGATAATAATGTAAAAAAAAATATTATTGACGTACTTAATATTTTTATAAAAAATAACTCAAAATTTGATGTACGCACATATTTTCAAAAAATTACTGAAAAAATATATGAAGATGATATAACATCAGATATGAAATTATATCATATTAAAATATTAACACCAAGAAAAACTCAAGAAAATGAAAATCAACACGTTATTAATTCTGACATTATTTATTATAATGGTCCACGAAAAGATATAAAAGTATTAGAAGAACAATATATAGATACATTTTTTCACCCAATGAAACAAAAATTATGGACAACAATTAAATCAATTGATACACGTCCTGAATTATTTACTAAAATTGGACAATCACCACAAATTGGATTATTATTATATGGACCCCCTGGGACTGGAAAAAGTAATTTTGCATTTAGAATTGCTGCAACATTACAACGACATGTTATTAGTGTTGATATTTTAACATTAAAAACAAAAGAGTCTATTTATCAAATTATGAAACGACCCAATTTCGGTGGACGATCTCGATCTCCAAAAGATGTTGTTTATATTTTTGATGAGTTTGATATTACTGTATTAGCATTATATAATAAAGAAATTCAAAAAAAGAAAAAACAAGAAGCTTATTATAGCATGATGTTGAGTATGACAAATCCTCTTTTGACACCTACATTTAATATTCAATCACCTGTAACATCAACAATTACAACATGCAATACAAATACTAGCACAAATACTAATAATAGTCAATCAACTGAAACAAATAAAAATCCTATAAAATCTGAATCTGAAAATGAAGTTATTGTAAGCGATATTTCACAAAGTGACGAAAAACTATCATTAACGGATTTGTTAGAAATATTACAAGGACCTGTTCCTACTGAAGGAAGTATTATTATTGCAACAACAAATAGATTCGAAGAAATTAAAAAAATATGTCCTGCTCTTGTAAGATCAGGTAGATTAACACCAATCGAATTTGGATATCCGATTGGTGAAACAGTCAATGAAGTAAGTCAAAAATATTTTGGAAAAAGAGTAATATCAGATAACTCTTATCAATTCAATATTTGTATGGCTACAATTATGGAATATATTATCGATTCAACAATGGATCCTAAAAAAGGATTTAACTATTTTAAATCATGTATCAATAATCATGTTTCTAAATAAATGATCTAACATATTTTATTTCTTTGATTTATTACCGATGAACAAGTGTCATAATATAAATCAATATATTTTAATATTTTTTCATCGGTGATATCACAATACATCTTATTTATTTTATTATTTATTACTTCAAGTTCTTTTAAAGAATTTTGTACATTATAATCGTATATGACATTTAAATCAGTACATCCATATTTATAATCAAATTTAAATAAATCAACAGAAATATTCATTAATTTGTTAAATATTTCAGCATCTTTTTTATTTGTACAAGATTCAATTTTTTTATTTATAATTCTAACAATTTTTTTTGCTAATATGTCATTTTTATTACAAACATACATATTATATCTATACATATCGTTTTTATATTTATTTTATAAACGTGTCAAAAATTTAATTTCAATTTTTTAAATTTTTTTGTCGTAAATTTTAAAATATAAATATAATATATAAATAAAATAAATGGAAGCAAAAGTAGGTAAACATTTAAAGTTAAAAATTATTAAAGAACAAATCGAACCTTATTATGAAAGGGAAATTAAGGGTACAATTTTGGGAAAACAATGTTGGAAAACTGTTGGTCAAATTTTTGAAACATTATCTAAAATTTTCGTCGCATTAGGAGGCGTCGTTAGTTTTTCTTCTGGGTATTTTAGTTATCCAATATTAGGTTTCGTGGCTGGCGCAATATCAACAGTTAGTTTGGCTATGCTTCAATTTTCATCTTTTGCTTATAATGAAAACAAAAAACGAACTGATGAATTAAATGTAACTTTGAGTAAATTAAATATTGATACTGTCCCCGAAATGAATATGTCAACTAATCGAATTGATAATGATATTGACTCAAATAATGAACTAAATAAATATAAAAACATGATCAACAACATGAAAAATATTATTAAAGAAGGAAAACCTATAACAGCTAATGTATTAGAAAATTTAATTAATCAAAAATTTTTTGAAGATCTTTCTGAAACTAATAATTCTAATAATTCTAATAATTCAATACTAAAATCACAATCATATCCATCCTTATCATCTCCGCCTTTATCATCCCCACATTTATCATCCCCAACCGTTTCAACTCAGCCTTTAATATCTCAGTCTTTAAAATCTCATCCTAATTCGTCTCGACTTTTATCTTCTCAACATATATCATCACCGCCTGTATTATTTTCGACAACAACAGAAACACAAGCGAATAATTTAAGCGTTAGCGAAAATTATGGACTTGTTGGAGTGAGTAACACGAACGGAACACAAGGAGAAAAAGGTTGTACACAACCTTTTTCGAGTTATGAGAGCGAACATAGTTCGCGAACACAAGGGAGAGTTATGAACGCTAGTGAACAACGAGAACTTGTTAGGGTTATCGATACAAACGGAACTCGTGAAATTATAAATTTGGTTGAAAATACTGAACGACATGATACAAAATAATAATTTAAATTAAAATCGGCAATTTAAGATTGTTACAATTGATAACATATAAAAAAATTATTCGTAATTGATAAATTAATTTATTTATATTTTTTTGCTAATGCTTTTAATTTATTTTTTGTCCTATTAATTAAAAATTCTGATTTCTCTATTTTATCTTGTGGGATATGTATTTTTGTTCCATCCTGTAATATTATTATTTCAAGTAAATCATCATAACATAGCAAATTAGTATATTTTAAAATTATATTTGTGTTTGGTTCTGTACCAAATAAATTATCAGAATTTGTAATATAAAAAGCGTTTAACTCAATTGGTTCAATATTTATTTTCGTTAACTCATTAATGGATTTATTAATTTGTTTAATTGTTGATTCATTTGTCTGTTCGTTAGTCTGTTCATTAACTTGTTTAATAATTGGTTCATTTATTACGTTGACGACTGGTTTATTAATTTGTTCATTATTTGGTTCATTTATTACGTTGACAACTGGTTTAATAACTAACTCATTCGTGACGTTAATAACTGATTTGAAAATTGGTTTATTATTTGATTTAATAATGGTAATTTTAGATGTCATAAGTATTATAAAATTTGTATTTATTTGTTTTTTATTTTGTGATTAATTTTTCAATTTTTTATCAAAACACGAATAATGATATCACAACAGGCAACATGGTGGTTTATTTTATTATATATCTGATGCAACATATTTATATTATTTATCATCAGATATATAATAAAATAAACCATCATGTTGTTATACAATATACTAATTTTATTAATGCAACAATTTTAATAAACTTACCACATCCCATTTGTGTGTAATATAAGTTATATCAGATTTATAATTTGTTTTATAACATAACTGAGCAATCAAATTTCCATTTTTATTAATTTGTAAATACAAATAATTGCCATAATCATTAAATGGTGAATTATCTACCAATCCTATTTTCCATCCATTTTCAAATTTATATTTATCGAGTATTTTATAAGAACATAATATGATGAATAAATTTAAAACATCATTCTTAAATTCTTTTTTTGACAAATTAAATTGGCAACATGATTTAATAATTATTGGAGTATTTTTGAATAATTCTGCATTTTGATTAATATTAGTAAATTTATTATATGGACGATATATTATATTTTCAAATAAATATTTTCCATCATTATATATATAATTCATCGCATCTTGTATTTCGATTTGTTTAATATGTATTTGTTTTATTTTTGGATCTTCAAATATTAAATATCTATATTTAATCAAATTATAATTATCATAAATAATATCAATATTATTCGGAATAATATTAATTATTTTTTTTATATTATTTATATCAACATAACATGAACCTCTTTTTTTATTTAATGGATAATACCAATTATCAATCAATAAGTTTTTTATACTGTTTATCGCTAATAAAAATAATTGATTATTTGTATTTGCTAATAGATAAATTGTTCTTATATCTAAAGTTTTAAAAATAATACTAACAACGTCTTGTGATAATATATCGAACGACATAATTTTAACAATATTATTTTCACTTGGCACATTTATATTAAATTTTTTTCAATTTTTTATATTTCATGATCGAACTCGTTCGATCATGAAATATAATATAATTGCCATAGCGTAGTGGTTTCAATTTTTTATATTTAATAGCAGTTTCAATTTTTATTATTGTGTGCATTGAATTTTATTAAAAAAATGAAATTTTAATTGTAACATCATTTATTTATGATTATAAGTTAATAAAATGAAAATAGGAAAAATTATTGGTTTCTTTTTAATTTTCATCGCGGCATTGGGTTTTGTTTTTTTACCAATATCATTTATTATGTTTAAATATATGATTGTTGTTAGTCAGACGATATATTTTTTAATTAATTTTGCATTAGTATCATCAATATTTTTGTTGTTCTTTTTTGGCATTGGTTTTTGTTTGTCATTTGAAGCATTTTGTTGTAAAAGTTGTTATTGCGAATGTTTAGATTTTGATATTTAATATTTTTTATTAGTATGTGCAATAAATGTTGTATCACTTTTATAACCTGTTTTTGAATTACAAATTTGAGCAATTAAATTTTCATCTCTTTTACTAATTCGTAAATATAAATAATAAGAATCACAATGATCAAACTTTATTTTCCATCCATCTTTAAATTTATATTTATCAAGTATATTATAACCACGCATTATTATGAATAAGTTCATAACATCATTACGAAATTGACTTTTAACCAAAGAAAAACTACAATCTGAACTAATCATTATTGGTGTGTTAATAAATATATCTACATTTTGACCTAAGTTAGAAAAATTACTATATGTGCGATATATTATATTTTCAAATAAATATTTTTTATTACTATTTTTATAATTTATCACATCTTGAATATCAATATTTTTAATATATATTTGATTTATTTTTTGATCTTCAATTAGTAAATGTTTATATTTTATTAAATTATAATTCTCATATGTTATGTCTAAATTGTTCTGGATTATGTTTATTATTTTTTTGATAATTTTTAAATTTGCATAACACATTCCTGTTTTTTTGTTTAATGGGCGATACCAATTATCAATCAATAAATGTTTAATATTTTTTGTCGCAGATAAAAATAACTGCTTATTTGTATTTGCTAAAAGATATATCGTTCTTATATCTAAAATTTTGAAAATAATATTAATCATATCTTGTGGCAGTGTATCAAAAGACATTAATTTATTTTTATTACTGCTAAATCAATTATATGTTATTATGATTTTTTTCAATTTTTTATCAAATTGGTTTATATCAATTTGATAAAAAAATTTACTCATATATATTTGACTCTGTCTGTAAAACTAAAATTAGATGGACATATATTTTTAATTAATACTAAACTATTGTTATTTTTTGTTATTTCATCAAAAATTTTTTTAAATAAATTAAACTTAGGAAATATACCTGCATATTGTTCATAAATAGTTTTGGAATATTCTCTAATATTCGTATCATATGGTGATAAAAACACATAATCAACAGCAACACGATATTCAGGTATCATATATATTGGATATGTCATGTTTATGATTATTGATATTTGTAATTTTTTATGTTCAAATATTATCTCTTTAAACGGTGTATCAATGTCTAAACTATTCGTATCTATATTGATTTTTAAATATTTATCAAAATCATCTAATATTAACATAAGACGACAATCTTTTTCAGGTTTTTGACTAATTATTGTTTTTTGACGATCAATTATTTTATTTAATATTTCTTGTTTGCACTCAGTATACACCATAATATTTGGCTTACCTTTTTGGTCTATACACATATTCCCTGTCTCATTTATAATTGCTATCGACGGCATATTTTGAAATTTATTTATTATATTATCCATTATAATTTTTTTATGTTGTTCTTGTCCAATCATAATGATAAATGGATTTGGTGATAGTTCATTCAAATCAAATTGTTTAATTTCAATTATTGACTTTTTCTCAGTCATAATATTATTTGCTATTTCCATATATGACTTATTTCAATAATTTATAATTTTATTTCAAACGCAAATTTAAATACATCGTTATAACAAATTATTACAAAAATTTTTATGAGCTAATTAAAATATCATAAAAAATTGAAATAAAAAATAGCTAATAAGCTCATTATTAATTCGTTATTATTCCTTAACTCATTACAGTTTTTAATTCGTTATATTGTGCCAAAATTTAATGTCACGAAAATCATCAACAAATTTTGCAGCGCACGAACTAATGATGATATTAAGGAATGCAAGATCACTAAAAGTGGTTAAAAATGAAACGAAAGATTCCACTTTAATTGTTTCGTTCCAAAAAAGAATTGAAAAGGCTGAACCGAGAGTTGAAATTGAATATTCAACAAAAAACACGAATGGACCGCAAGGGCGAATTGTGAACACTTGTAAACAACGAGAACTAGCAATTATTGTCTAAATTTTTTTATTCACAATATTTTTTCGTGTTAATAATGTTTTATGAATATAACTAACGAAAAATTGAAACCGCTACGCTATGGCAATTATATTATATTTCATGATCGAACGAGTTCGATCATGAAATATAAAAAATTGATTTAGTTAACTTGTTGTGACCATATATTAATATTTTTAATAATTAATAATCAGAATGGGTTGTTACGAATCATGTTATGAAACATCTTTAGATCCTCTTGATATATGTTCTGATTGTCATCATTATTGGAAAGATCATAATCGTACATGTCAATTTGAAAAATGCACAGCAATGGCTGTAACAAAATGTCCAGAATGTAAACATAACGCTCATTCAAAAATTTGTAACAAACATATTGATTTTTGTTCTGTATGTTCTCATTATTCGCATCATAATAATTCGTGTAATCATAAACACAAATGTCCATCATGTGGTCATGACCATCCAAATCAAAATTGTTATCATACGAACGAAATAGGTGGTGAAAATTTTCAGGAAGCTTATCAATCGCCTATTTATAAAAAAATTAAAGTGTTAGAAAAAGTTAAAAAAAGCTATACAAGCATAAATCAAGTACAACGTTCAAGAACAGTTAATTATACAGAAACACATTATACTTCAGGTTATGGATCCTATCAACCTGTCGCTGTTAATGTTCCTTGTACAAGAACAGAATTTTATTATGAACCAGTTACAACATATCATGATAAAGAAATTGATGAAGAAATTGAAAAAACAACAAATGATATAATCGGCTATGAAACAAAATATAAAACAAGTTATCGACCTATATCTTATGTCAATTGTTCATGTCAAGTAAATTATATAGATTCATGTCAATGTTCGAACAGAGAAACACAAACTTGTCAATGTTCTGCAATTTTTAAACCTCACAAATGTACTTGTAGATCTTTCAAATTTAGTCATTCTTCATATAATTATGTTGATTATCCTAATTAAATTAATATATAATAATTAGATGTCTAAATATTTAACTTTATTTGTTAAATCGATTGAATGTATATTATTAATTAGTACCATACATTTATTATTGTTTGTCATCCATTCGAATACTATTTTAAATAAATTTAATTTAGGAAATACATGTGCATAATAATCATGAATATCTTTATAATATTTTTTAATATTTGTGTCACATGGTGATATGAACACATAATCAATAACTGAACGATATTCAGGTGTCATTCTAAGTGGATATTTCATATTCATGATTATTAATATTTGTAATTGTTTATGGTCATATAATAATTCTCTAAATTGTAAGTCATTATTTATATCTATATTATTGCCATCATAATTTAGTATTAGAATCGCACTACAATCTTTTTCAGGTTTTTGATCAATTATTATTTTTTGACGATCTATTAATTTGGACATAATTTCTTGATTATATTCGTTATAAACCATTACATTTGGATTAACTTTTTGATCGAAACATATATTATATGCTTCGTTATCGATTACAATTAATGGAACATTTTGTAAATCACCAAATAATTTATTTATTATAATTCTTTTGTATTGCTCTTTATTAATAATTAATATTAGTGAATTTTTTAATAATTCATTTGAATCAAAATGTTTAATTTTAAGTATCGAATGTTCATTAATTTCCATATTTGTATATATTTTATTTAATATTTAATTGTTTAATTTCTAACACAATACTTATTTTATATAAATTAATTTTTAATTTATATAAACGTTTGTAAGCGATATAAAAAAAAATCATATATTATTATATATCAATCATGACTAATGTTATCGAACCAACAAATGATATTAAGGAACAAATAAAAATTAATATTATTGTGTTAAGGAAAATGAATAATACCAGACACTTAAATTATAGATTAATTTTTTGTAGTAAATTAAACATATATTTTTATTTATTAAAATTAATAGATAAAATTTTTTTCTGAAATTTT